ACATCATCAAATGTAAAAGGTACAGATGTAATACCACCATAAATATCTGCAGTAGGTAATTGTTGATTTAAATAATTAACTACGTTTTGTGGTAACCCGTATTGTGTTGTGTATGCCATTATCTTCTACCGTCAGGTTGAATATCCAATTTAAATGTACCTAGTTTCCAGCTTTGAGATGAACCTGTATTAGCTATTTTTAATGACATAGCTCTACCTCTAGCACGTGTATCTACTTTATCAGTAGATGATGTAATTGTAAAGGGACCAAGTGGTGAACCTGAGTATGAATCATTAGAATAATTACGTAATTGTAATGTTATTTGTGTGTCTCCAGTTTGTGATAAAAAGTCAGGAATAAATCTTCTGACTTTCATAATATATTCACCATCACCTCTTAAATCAGGCATTCCTGTAGACTGACCCGTGATACCTCTTCTTGCAGATATATCAAAGTCTCCGGATTCAATATTCGATTGTATAGCGGTTACAGATCCTTCTGATACTTGATCTGTTCCTGTTTCATGTTCATAATATATTGTCGATCCATCTGTATTTCCTATAACATCAAAAGAACTATTATTTGCTGCATTGTAATAAGTAGCATGTGGTAATCCAAATACAGCAGAATCAACCCATGTTGTTCTTGCTAAAGTGCCTGTTGTCCAAATAGGTCTTTGAGGAGATGATTCAATATAGTTGTAAGTAACACAAGCATTTACAACAGTTGAACTTCCTGTACAATAGAACCAAGTTATTTCTCCAAACAAATTATTTAATCCTGCATTAATTAATTGTGATGCAGTTGTGTTTAAATTATTAAATACATAATCTTCTACTAAACAAACCATAGATTCTAGATTACCAGAATATTTAAAGAATCCATTTTCAGACATCCAATAAGCAGCACCATCTACTTCTATTGCCGCACTTTCACCAATCAGTCCACAGTTTGTCCCTACTTGTGCAAAACCAAATGTAAATGGAGCACCTACAAAACGCATAGTAAATAAAGATGTATCCGTCCAAACGTATATTGCATCTCTACCTCTAACGGCTCCCACAATTCTAGAACCATCTGATAGTCTTTGTGTACCTGCAGTATTAACTGAAGTCGGTGCATACTCATTTATATTTTCTTGATCCGAAAATCTTATAAACATTAAATCTTGTGTAGTTGGGTCACCAATAGTTGTTTCAGTTCCAAAAAACACTAAGTGTCGATCAGGCGTTGACACTAACATATCTCTTGATGCTGTTGGCGCACCCGATATAATTGTTGCTCTTGTATTTACTGCATCTGTTGCATTTGAATCCCATTCAAAACATTGTGCATCATGAATTAATGCAATTACTTTTGCACCGAAGTTATCAATAGACCATTCACCAGGATCAACTACAAAATCTCCTGATGCCGCTTCGCCCCAACCAATATAATCAGTAGTATTAGTAATTGTATCTCCAGCATTATGTGTTGCAGCTGTGGTGTTTCTTACACCTCTTGTAACACCAGTTAATTCACTTCCAGAAATACCTGTGTAAGATAATTCTTCAGAACCTATTTGAACATAGTTAGTACCTGAAGTTGGAAATAAAGCACTGTCTGTTAATTGAATACCTGTTGTTTGAACAGCGTTAATTGAATTTACTAAAGTAGTTGTTGCTTCCCCTGCTACAGTTCCACCCCATTGACCTAACCCATAACCGAATCCCGGTAACTGTTGAGAAGGTCCTACAGGATAATAATGCTGTACTCTTATTCCTCCAGATAAAGTTGCACCTGCACCTGTTTCAGCAGTTGGCATAGTAATAGTAATTGTTGTAGCGGTTGGTCTAGATGTGACCATAAATTTTTTATCATCAAAATCTGCTGCGGTATAATCTGATCCAGTGATTGCTGTAAAATTATCTAAAAGAATAATGTCATTTGCATTTATTCCATGATCTGTACTAAATGTAATTGTAACAGATGTTGAACCATTAACTGTGGTAAATGCATTTGTTAATGTAGTTGTGGTTTTAATTGGACTAATGTCATAAAATATACCACCTGTGTAAGCGTATAATATTCTATTAGTTCCTATGATTGCAAATTTAGTACCTGAATTATTAACGATATGATGCAAGGCTCTGGCTGCACCAGTTAATTTATTCTCACCTAACTGTGCCCAGCCACCTATCTTTTCAGGTGTACCATATCTAAAACGTACATTATCACCGCCTACCCATTGTCCCTCAGCAGTGGTTTCTGTAATCTGTTTATTGAACCCTGGTTGAAAACCTATTTTTTGTAGCATATAACCTCATTGTATTACATATTCCTTATTGGTGGAACACCTAATAATGGTCGTTTATCGAACTTATTTTTCTCAGCAAAAGGACCATTTCTGTGGTTATAATGTAGAAATACTTGTCCACATACTTGACCTTCAAATGGTTCTCGCCAATGTTCTAGTTCGCATCCACTATATACTAGCATGTCGCCTGGATCAAGTAATACCTTTGTACCCTCTGGGGCATTAGGTTTGTGTATTTGTTTGTATTCATCAATAACAGAATCTGCACCGGTACCATCAATAAATATAGGCCAAGGATCACCACCTAGATTTAAAGTAGTTGATATTTCACAAGAAGGTCTATCTTTATGTCTTCTTAATATATCATCTTGTTTATATATCCGTGCATAAGAATAAGTTGGTACTAAATCAAGTCCAGTTTCTTTAGCCATTACTGGTAACATCTTAACGAGTAATGTTTCCATAACTTGATCTGCATAATGAGAATAAGTATTAGGAACTTGTTGATCTGTCCATGTTCCAAACATACCTGTATCATAAGTAATATTATTTTCGTACATCCATTTAACTGCATCACGTTTAAGTAAAAAATAGTTAAATATAAAATTAGCGAGTTCGTAACTAACTGCTTTTTTGATTACTTGATATTTATTGAAAGCCATCTTGTATAAAATTAAATGAAACTGATATCCTTATATCATTTGTTTTGTTGGGTTCAACACAATGCCATAACCAAGCAGGAAACATTATTATTCTTCCTGGTATTGGATCTAAGTGTGCTTCTCTCCATAAATACTGTGGGGGTTGTCCAGACTTTCTAATAGGCATCATTGTTTGTATTCCTGGTCTTGGATCATTGACTACTAATTGTCCTGCACCTGGTTGAGACTTTACATAATATACACCACTAAATAAACAATTAGGATGCACGTGAGGCCTGTTGTATCCACCAGGATAATTGATATTGGCCCACATATTGCCTAACATCGGTTTTCGATCTAGCCATTCTTCTTGATATATTTCTTCTTGCATTTTATAAAGTTCTTGAACTAATTGTTGATACTCTTGTTTTAAATGCATATCGGTTGTTGAGTGCCAACCATTCATATTTGTTTTTTTTACACCTGGATCTTGTTTACTCCAGTTAATAATATGATCAGCTAAAGCTTGATTATCTAATTGTACATCTTTACCATAAACGGTAGTTGGAAAAAATTGTTCTTTAATCATCTAAAAGGTTTTCCTCCAAACCAAACAACTAAAGATTGTCTCATACCTCGTCTAACAGGATTCACTCTATGATTTAAAAATGATGCAAATATAATTGCGTGACCTTGTTTTAGTTCTGCAAATTTACCTGGTGCCATTAATTCTAAATCTCCACCTTCAAATTCTTTTGGATCATTGAGTAATAAAGTCATTGATATTTTTCTAACTGGCGGTTCGTGCTGCATATTCACATCACAATCCATATGCCAATCATAGAATCCTCCTTCTGGATATTCTGTAAATTGTGCATTCTCCGTTATTTGTATGTCTCCAAATCCAAAATGATTTTCATTTGCTTTTTGTATAAAGGAATGAAGGTCTCTATACATATGTGGCATTTCTTGAAAAGGTATCCAAGAAATAGTAGTTACTCTTTTTTTAGTATCGACACCACCACCTGGTTTACCCATACCGACTTGTGCTGTTTGTGGTTTTTGACGTCTACCACATTCTATAATTTGTCTACACTGTTCTGGTGTAAATAATGGTGTAGTGGTTTGCACAATCCAACTTTTCCATTTTGGTTCTGTGATATGCATATTCTCGTACATTAAGATACTCCTCTATTATTAATTGGGTTATAGTCTACATCACAATTTGCAGCTAAAGTTCTTCTCATACCTGGTCCATTGAAAGGATATACACAGTGTCTCATATCATATGGAAATATGTAAAAGTCTCTTTCTTTTATTTCGGGTTGATAGTCTATATGTGCAAATTGACCTGATGCAGAACCTAATATTTGTAATCGTCCATTTTGTGGTTGATGAGGTGATGAATATTCTACCCCGTAAGACTCTGGTAATTTTAAAATCATAACACTAGATAAACCTGTAAACAACGTTCCTTGATGCACGTGTACTGGATTATATTCGTGTTCAAACATTTGATTTACCCATACAGAATTCATATGTATTCTGTAATCTCTTATTTTATTCCAATTCAAATAATGATGAAATTTTTGATTAAACCATTGCAATACATTTTGTGGTAATAAATTATGATTTTGCATTTTAGATTGGTCTTGACCATCATAAAATAAACTATGTTCTTTTTCTATTTTACCCACCAGTTGTTTATTAGCAGGTTTTAGTTCTGGGTATTTTGTTTCGTAAATATGATTGATGATATTAAATACATCTAACGGTACTTGATACTTTAATACCGATTGACCTAGAAATATAAAACTAAAATCGGATGTGTCCATACTTCTGTCTTATTCTTTTAGGTATCTGATTGAGATACGGATTTATTTCTTTTCTAACTGTATTTCTAATTGTATGCATATTCTTTCCCACAACTTTATCGTCATACCCTATACCATTAACTTCAATTTGTTTCAAGTCTTGAAACTCGTGTTTAAAAGGTTTTATTCCTAAGAATGGATATAAATCATTAAATACTTTTTCTGGATTAGATACCATATCATCATATTTTATAAAGTGACACATATCAGGATAATTAAATGCATTTTTAATTGCCTCTAAATCTTTTGCAACTGCACCATCTTTATTCATAATCATTCCAAGTTTTTCATCATCGGTATTTAAATTAAATCTATTTGGAAATGCATCAGGATTATTCTTATACCATTTCATATAAGAGGCTAAGACATCCATTAAATCTCTTAAGATCACTATACATTTAAATGGTCGTCTATAATGCTTTTGCATTAGCATTAAATTACCAGGAGTCATAACGGGTCCACGGTCGATAATATATTGTTGTGGCCAGTCTTTATAATAATTATCAAAAACTGAATCTAAAACATTATCCAATGAATCGTGATCCTGATAATTTAAAAAAACATCAGTCTGCTTTAGAAGAAATAAGTCTTTCATTATTTCTAATGTTATCGAATTAGGTGTACAAACTATTTCTGGATTTTGATTAATGATAGAAGTGAATAACGTATTACCAGATCTAGGAAGTGCAACTAAAAAGAATAACTGTTTATTCGGATTTTGGTTTCGCTCCAAGTCCATTTGTATTATTTGCTATTGCTTCTTTCTTTTTATGGTAAAGCATTTCACCAGATTTCTTAACTCGTTCAATAGTTTGTAATTGACCAAGGACGTTAAAGACTTCTGGCTGACTTGATCCAGATGTTAAGGTCTCTGCTTTATTTTTCATAATTAAACCATAAGACTCGAGTTGATGTTTGTTGACATCTTGAGTATCAAATGATCCATCATCAAATTCTTTTTTAAGAGTTGACCATAATTTGATTTCTCTCATTCTGTCTTTAGCAACCAATTGCATATTTGCAACTGCATATGTTTTTTCATCAATATCAATTTGAAGAAGTTCTCTTTTTAGTTCATCAGTTTCTTCTTCTAATTTCTTTTTTAATTTTTTAAGTTTAACTTCATTTCTTCTACATTCAAAAGATAATGACATTAAATTTTCTAAAAATACATTTTGTTCTCGAACACACTGCCAATATTTTGCAGCTTTAGTTGGATACTTTGCATCTTGTAAAACAGATATTCTCATTTCTGTTTCAGTTCTAAACACTTGTTTTTTTGTCCAAGTATCTCTAAGCTCAGATGTCATTTCTTTAAATTCTTTGACATCATTTGGATCAAGCAAATTATTTAAGCTCGGTGCTTCTTTTTCGATTAAAGCGTGTATATTTCTTTTTTCTTCTGACATTATTAAGTCCTTTCGGTTGATAGATATATAACCTTTATAAATTTAAAGTCAATGATTAAGAAACCGATAGATTACTTGCAGGGCTAGTTGTTACTGTTTCGCCTGTAAATTCTTCGGTTGTAGCAAGGTTTGATGATCCATTCCAACCCCCAATTAATAATGTTGCTGGAGCAGTAGCTCCTGATCCATTTGTATAATATCTAGCTGTGCTTATGGAAGGTCTTGTAGACCAACTTGTTCCATCATAAGCTTGTGTTGTATTAAGAGCACCACCATTATTACCACCTGTAAAAAAAGCAGCTGTTTGTGTTCCATTCATTCCAGCACCTTCTGCACCTGTAAGTAAACTTCCACCCGCTGTCCAAGCTCCACCGTCAAACTCATATGCAGCGGTTGTTGGAGATCCTGGTCCATCACCACCAGCTACTAATCCTGCTGTTTGTGAACCTGCTCCATCAATACCTCCTTGGTGCATTGCTGTTGGTAAAGTTGCTGGACTTGTTGTCCAACTAGTTCCATCATATAATTCAGTTGCTGTGGTATATCCTGCAGGTCCTACTTCATTTCCACCACTAGCTACTCCAGCAGTTAAAGTTCCAAAAGCATTATGAGAAGTTCTTCCGAGATTTAAATTTCCACCTGCTGTCCAAGCTGAACCATTATATTCTTCGGTTACATTTTGAGAAGGAGGATTACCTCCAGCACAACATACAGCTGCAGTATTAACTCCAAAACCTCTTGCTCCACCTCTTCCTGTAGATAAATCTGGACCTTCAGACCAAGATGTTCCATCATAAGCTTCTGATTTAGCACTATTAGCGGGTTCATAACCACTGAAATAAAGAGCATTTGAATGTGCTGTAGCATTACCTGCAGAGGCTCCATCTCTTCTTGCAGTATTTAAACTCCCACCACTCGACCAAGCTGCGGCAGTAACGGTAGTTGATCCGAAATTGTATTCTTCTGTTGAACCTATTATAGTAGGTGTAGATCCACCAAAAGCTAAAGCAGCAGATTGAGTACCTGATGATCCTAATGCAAAACGAGATGTGGCTAAACTAGCTGGATTAGTTGTCCAAGCAGAGCCATCATAATTTTCTGTTGCTCCTGTTGTAGGAGGTGTTCCTCC